CGCAATAACACGATTGTTGTGGAGCCAAAAGAGAAGGTAATTGAAAGGCTTGGGCGATCTACAGACAAAGGTGATGCGGTAATGATGTGCTGGTTTTATGGTAACAAGTTGGCTAATTCCGCACTCGAATGGGCTGAACTGGCAGAACGCAGAAAAGGCAAGGCCGGTGGGTTCAAGGTCGTCATGGGCAGACAAAACGCAAGGAGAAGGTGATGGGATGGGGAAGAAAATTAAAGAAAGCCGTTAAGAGCGGCGCAAAAAGTGTTGCCGGTGCTGCGGGTAATGTAGCGGCTGCCACAATTGGCGCAGGCGTTGATGCCATAGGCAAAGCCCTGACGCCGGATATTAATATCCCTGAGATGACTCCTGAAGGGAAACCGGTCATGCCCATCCCTGATGAAGAAGCGCAAAGACTCAGCGCGCTCAGATCAAGATCACGCAGACGTGGACGGGGTGGCCGGAGCGCATCAATTTTGAGTGGCGGGGATTCACTTGGATGAACATAAAGCAGCTCAAAGAGCAGGCTGATCAGTTATTCACTAAACGCACCTCGTATATCTCACTGCTTCAGGAGATAGCGAACAACTTTTACCCGCAACGCGCAAACTTCACTTATGAACGCTCGCTGGGGCAGGAATACGCTGATCAACTGATGTCCTCATACCCTGTGATGGTGACCAGAGACTTAGGGAATCAACTGGGGTCAATGCTGCGCCCTACGAACCAGGAATGGTTCCGAATGGGGCTGAAAGAGGGCGACCCTGATATTGATGGCAAGCGCTATCTGGAATGGGTAGCGAAGGGCATCAGACGGATGATGTACCACCAAGGGTCACAGTTTCATCGGGCAACCAAGCAAGGCGATCATGATTTCGGGGCATTTGGCCAATGTGTTATACAAATAACCCCCAGCCGAGATGCTTCTCATTTCCTGTACCGAAATCACCACTTGAAAGACTGCGCCTGGTCAGAGAACGAAGACGGCAATATTGGATTCTTCGCTCGACGGGATAAGATGACAGCCCGTGATCTGTACCGGTTGTTCGGGGATAAGATAGACCCGAAGGTCAAAACGAAAGTCCACAAAGAGCCATGGACTGAATTTAACTGTGTTCATATCGTGTGTGAGGCTGACTACTACAGTAACAACGCCAACGGCAAACCGTACTGGTCACTGTATTACGACTGTGACAATGACAAATTGCTGGAAGAAGTGGCCATGTGGGACTTTGAGTACCTGATCCCACGCTGGCAGACTGTTTCTGGCTCTCAATACGCATTCTCTCCAGCCACGATTACGGCGTTACCGGATGCTCGCTTGATTCAATCCATGACTTTATCCTTACTGGAAGCGGGGGAAAAGGCGGTGAATCCTCCCATGGTGGCCACACATGATGCAGTGAAATCCGATGTGGCTATTTATGCCGGTGGAATAACTTGGGTGGATATGGAGTATGACGAAAAAACAGGCGAAGCACTGCGCCCACTGTCTCAGGACTTCCGGGGTATGCCCTTTGGGTTCGAGATGCAGGCTGATATTCGGATGCAATTACGACAGGCGTTTTACCTGGACCGCTTGCAACTGCCTGTGAATGCACCAGAGATGACCGCTTATGAAGTGGGGCAGCGGGTACAGGAATACATACGACAGGCCATGCCGATCTTCGAGCCTATGGAATACGAGTACAACGGGCAACTGTGCGAGATCACGTATCGCCGGATGTTACGGGCGGGATTCTTTGGTAATCCTGCTGATAATATGCCCAAGTCATTGAGTAACCGGGAGTATAACTTTGAATTTGAATCGCCCTTACACGATGCCATCGAACAGCAGAAAGGCCAGAAATTCCTCGAAGCCAAGGCGCTTATCGCAGAAGCGGCAAGCCTTGATCGCACCACGTATGCGGCCATCGATGCCAAGAAAGCTCTGCAGGAGTCGTTGCAAGGTATCGGTATACCTGCGGAATGGATACGCTCACGCTCTGAATTAGACGAGTTTGAGAAACAGCAGCAGGATCAATTACAGTCTCAGAGTAAACTGGATGAAATGGAGCAGAGTTCACAGATTGCCGTGAATTTAGCACAGGCGAAGGAGGCGAACGTTGCCTGAACAGCCCAGCAATAAGCTCCCGAAGAAAACAATGAATAAGGTAAAGGGGCAGCCTGATTTCAGTGCTCCCTTTATGTTTGCTCCCTATGATGACCGGATAGCCATCGCGGTGACAGCGGTAGTGGAAGGAAATGCCAATGAAGGACAGCAGAAGCTGGCAATCGATTGGATTATTAATAGTGTATGTGGGTATTACGACATTTCTTTCCGTCCGGGCGATGGGGGCGCTAGGCTTACTGATTTTGCTGAAGGTAAGCGGTTTGTTGCAGCGCAGATAGTAAAGATGACTCGATTAAAGATAGGACGACTACAAGGAGGAAACGATGAGAAGATTTAGACAGCCGTATTGGTTTATGGCAGATCCCGCCCTGGATATGGGTGGCGGTGATCCTGCTCCCAGCGATCCACCAGCGGACCCGCCAGCGGATCCACCTTCAGACCCGGTTGCCGGCGTATGGCCGGACAATTGGCGTGAAGCCTATGCCGGTGAAGATGAGGCGAAGCTGGCCAAACTTGCCCGGTACCAGTCACCCAACGCGGCACTGGATGCACTGTTCTCTGCCCAGCAAAAGATCAGCTCTGGAGAGTACAAATCAGCGGCACCTTTCCCTGTTGATGGCAGTGATGAGGAAAAGCAGGCTTGGCGTGAAAGCAATGGCATTCCGTTAAAGCCGGATGAATACGGGATTCAGGCGATTGATGACGACAAGGATTTTGTGGCGGCTGTTGCTCAGTTTGCGCATGAGAACAACATGCCCAAGGAACATGCACAGGCGGTATACAAGTTTCTGACTGAGCAGGAGCAGGCTGAGCTGGCTGAGGAAGCCGAAGCCGACGCTCGGTTAAAGCAAAAGACCGAAGACGAATTACGGGCTGAAATGGGCGGGGATTATCGTCGCAACATTAACCTGGTCAACGGTATGCTGGCACAAGCCCCTGAAGGGGTGAAGGACATGCTTTTTGAGGCGCGGGACAGTGAAGGTCGACCGATTGGATCAAATGCTAACGTAATACGCTGGCTCACGGATCTTGCGTTACAAATCAATCCAGTAGCGACACTGATTAACCCGGCAGGTAACAACGTAGCATCGACCGTGGATGATCAGATCAAAGAGATTGAGGGCTGGATGAGAGCGCCATCAGGATCGGCTGATCATGGCAAATACTGGAAAGATGAGTCTGTTCAGAAGCGTTATCGTGACTTAATAGCGTATAAAGAGCGACAAGGCTCCAAATAATCGCAATTGCGGTAGACAGGAAGTAAGTAGTTGTTTTAAATATAAAGTGAACACTAAATAGCTTGGCCCCAGATCAACAGGACTCAGCCCCATTATGGACACCCTGACGAGCGTTGTGACGGATACCCCTTAAGCGAGAAGTGTACTTAAACTTTTTTCTTTTAGGAGAACCGTTATGACTGATACAGCGTTTCAGACGCAGTACCGTCAGGAGTTCATCTACGGGTTCGAACAGCGCCAATCGTTACTGCGAGAAACAGTAACCACTGAAGCTGAGATCAAGGGCAATCAAGCAGTGTTCTTGGTCGCAGATTCAAACAGTGCGACTGCAACATCCCGTGGCGTGAATGGCTTACTGGCGGCACGCGCAGACAACAACACCCAGAACACAGCCACTCTGCAAGAATGGCATGACCTGGTGCGTAAGACACGCTTCAACATCTTTGCCTCACAGGGCAATCAGCGTGAAATTATGCAACAAACCACGATGGCCGTTGTGAATCGTAAGATTGACAGCGACATCATCACCACGTTGGGTGGCGCAACTGTCACAATGACAGCCACTATCCCTACCGTTTCTGACTTCCAGAAAGCAACGGTACTGCTTCAGAATGCTGAAGTGCCGTGGGATTCCAACATCACCTTGCTCTGTCAACCTTCATTCCTGTCGTACCTGGAAGAAGCGCCAGAGTTTTCTTCAGCTGACTACATTGAACTGCGTCCGTATGCAGGTCAGGATGCCAACTGGAGAGACAAGCCGACAGTGTACCGGTGGAAAAATACATTAGTAATTTCCCATCCGAACCTGACGGGCAAAGCGACAAGCTCTGAAAAATCGTACCTGTACCATAAGAGCGCAATTGGCCATGCTGCAGACACTGCGGGAATGGACAATGCTGTTGGGTACAACGATGAGCATGACTATTCATATGCACGTTGCTCAATTTTCATGGGTTCTGTGCTAATGCAAGCGGCTGGCGTTGTGGAAATCACCCACGATGGCTCTGCTCGCGGCGCATAAGGAGGACTGAAAAATGGCTTATTACGGCTCAACTGCATCGTCCTCGCTGGTGAATCCGCCTCGCATGATCATCCCTGGTGTTGGTCAGGTCGCGGGAACGACTGGGTTAAGTACCACTCAGAACCAGCAACGACAACAAGGGGGCGCCTTGTGGTTTTACAGTTCTACCAATAAAACCACAGACATCTTCGTGAGTAACTTTTTCACCGATGGCAAGAACCTGGGCATGAAGCCTGGCGACATGGTCATGGGGAATCAGTTTACTTCAGCGGGTTCCAGTGTAATCACCTTCTTTGGCACTGTTACCGGAGTCAGTACTTCCGGCGCAACACTGTCAACGGGTGCATCACTGACATCCACACACGCTTAAGACGTAACGGGGCGGGGAAACTCGCCCCTTTTCTAAGGAGGAAAACCATGGAAGCACCAAAAGCGAAAGAAACCCCAGAACTGTTCGGGGCACGCGTACAGTATTCAGAAACAGCACGAAACAGTTTTTTCATCACAATCCCAGCCGAGACACCGATTGACGCTGTTCTGCAACCAGCCTACTGGAAGCACGTATCCAAGAAATTCAGCCCGTATACCCGCATCGAGGTCGTTACCGATGACGGTGAGTACTTTGCTGAACTGCTGGTACTGAATGCCGGTGATAACTGGGCAGTGGTTAAGAAACTCTCATACCACGATTTGAACAACGTGGCAGACATCAAAGAGGCCGAGAAACATAATGGTCTGGAATTAAAGTATCGCGGTCCACACTACAAATGGTGTGTGATGCGTAAGAATCCTGAGAACAATCAGATGGATGTGATTAAGGAAGGATTCGACCGAAAAGAAGAAGCGGCCAGAGAACTGGCACAATACGCAAGGACAATTAGCCGATGACAACACGCCTGTATCTGTACAATGAAGCCCTGAGAATGTGCGGTGAGCGCTCAATCGCTTCGTTGACAGAGGCGCGTGAACCTCGTTATTTACTGGATGCAGTCTGGAACAATGGCGGGGTGGATTACTGTCTGGAACAGGGATTCTGGCAATTTGCCACCAAGTCTGTGCAGGTAGATTACGACACGGACATTACCCCAGCCTTTGGCCTGAAGCGGGCATTTTCCAAGCCCACTGACTGGGTCAAGACAGCGGCAGTCTGTTCGGACGAACACTTTACTTCTCCCTTGACGCAATACACCGATGAATCGGGGTACTGGTATGCCGAACTGGATACCATTTACGTCAAGTACATTTCCAATGACACAGACTATGGGAATGATTTAACCCTGTGGCCACAATCTTTTGCTGACTTTGCAGCCTGTCACTTTGCTTCTCGTATTGTCACCAAGCTAACCAGTGACGAGGCCAAAGAAGAAAAGCTCATTGCCCAGCGTAAGAAACTGTTATTGGCAGCCAAAAACCACGATGCATCGGGCGATCCTCCCAAATTCCCAGCGCCTGGACGGTGGGCGCGTGCTCGCAGTTCACGCATAGGACAGTATGACAGGGGCAACAACGGCTCCTTAATCGGGTGATCTATGCCCAAAATAAACACTAGCCTCTACGCATTTAACCGTGGGCTGGTATCTCCCTTAGCGCTTGCCCGTACCGATCTTGACCGGTTAGCGTTATCTGCTGAAACATTCACTAACTGGATGCCCAGATCCTTGGGGTCGATGATGCTCAGAGCAGGGGCGGCTTATCTGGGGGCAACGGCTTCCAACAATGCGGCAAAGTATATCCCGTTTGTTTTCTCCACCGATGATGTAGCACTGGTGGAAGTGACCAATGCACTGGTGCGGGTGTGGGTATCTGATGCACTGGTGACTCGATCAACGGTCACAGCAGCCTTTACCAATGGCACGTTTGACAGCGATCTGACCGGTTGGACGGATGATGATGAATCCGGGGCTGCATCAGCCTGGGTCACGGGCGGGTATCTTGGGTTAACAGGGGATGGGACGAATTTCGCTATCCAAACCCAGCAAGTCACGGTAAATGAGGCCAGTACAGAGCATTCTATTTTGATCGTGATTCAACGAGGTCCGGTGATCTTCCGGTGCGGATCGACCGATGGGGGTGATGAGTACATTACCGAAACCACGCTGGATACCGGGTATCATTCGTTATCATTCACACCCACGGGCGATTTCTATGCACAATTCAAATCACGGTTAAAAAGACAGGTATTGGTTAATTCTATTGCCGTGGAAAGCTCCGGCACCATGACGATAGTAGCCCCTTGGGTAACGGCTGACCTGCCTAATCTGAGATGGACGCAATCAGGGGATGTGATCTTTGTTGCCTGTCCTGACAAACAGCAGTACAAGATTGAACGCCGAAGCTCCACCTCATGGTCAGTGGCTGAATATGTCACAACCGATGGGCCATTACGCTCATTAAATACCAGTACCACGACATTAACTGCCAGCGCGGTAAGCGGAAACATTACCCTGACAGCATCGACCAATCTGTTTAAAAGCACCAATGTAGGATCACTGTACAAAATAACCTCAGATGGCCAGTTGGTGACTTCAGCGATCAGCAGTGGCGGTAACTGGACAAACACAATCCGAGTCACGGGGGTCAGTACTTCACGGGCATTTACCATTACCAGAGCAGGCACATGGTCGGGAACAGTCACATTACAACGCTCATTAACCGCTTCCACGGGACCGTGGGAAGATGTCACCACATACACGACTAATGCCACGGTGTCCTATAACGATGCGCTGGATAACCAGATAGCCTGGTATCGCATTGGGGTGGATACCAGTGATTTTAGTACGGCGACGATTACGAACGTAACACAGGCCAATCCCGGTCAGGTGACTACCTCAGCAGCTCACGGATTTACCACAGGGGAGATTGTAGGCATTACCGGTGTTGTGGGCATGACTGAATTAAACGGCAATTCCTATACAGTCACGGTAGTGGACTCCACCAATTTCACGATAGGCGTGGATACTTCTGGGTACACGGCATACACCTCAGACGGTACGGCGACCTCAGAGGGGCCGGTGACATTAACGCTGGATTATCCACTGGGTAATATCGATGGATTTGTGCGGGTCACGGCGTACACCAATGAAACAACGGTGAGTGCCGAGGTCGTTACGGATCTGGGGGGATTGACAGCCACAGATGATTGGGCAGAAGGGGCATGGTCGGATCGACGCGGCTGGCCTACTGCTGTGGTGCTGGCTGAGGGTCGCTTAACCTGGTCAGGCAAAGACAACATCTGGATGTCGGTCAGTGACAGTTATTATTCATTCGACTCTGATACCACGGGGGATTCTGGGCCAATTGATCGCTCTATTGGCGCGGGGCCGGTGGATACCATTAACTGGATGGTGTCATTGCGCCGGCTGTTACTGGGTGCTGAGGGGGCTGAATGGGTATGCCGGTCAAACGGGGATGACGAGCCATTAACGCCTACGAATTTCAACATGAAAACCTTTTCCTCACAGGGATCAGACAACGTCAATGCGGTGAAGGTTGATAACAATGCGTTGTACGTCCAGCGAGGCGGCTACAAATTGCTTGAGGTCGCTTACGGGGAATACGGGGAATATGACTCGAATGATCTGACACTATTCTATCCAGATATTGGCAGTCCGGGCATTACCCATATCGCAGTGCAACGCCAGCCCGATACGCGGATACATTGCGTGCGCTCTGACGGAACGGTGGCCATACTGGTTTATGACAAGGGCGAGAATGTCTTTTGCTGGGTTAATTATTCAACAGGCGGGACGGTTGAGGATGTGGTGGTGTTGCCGGGGTCGGGTGGTGAGGATGCGGTGTACTACCTGGTGAACCGCACGATTAACAGTTCTACAGTCCGTTATCTGGAGAAATGGGCGTTAGAGTCTCAATGTCAGGGTGGGTCAGTGAGTCGGCAACTGGATTCTCATCTGGTGTTATCACAGGCATCATCCACCACGATATCAGGACTGGATCATCTGGAAGGTGAAACCGTGTACCTGTGGGCGAACGGCAAAGACTTGAGCAGCTACACCGTATCGAGCGGGGCGATCACTGCATCAGAGGCTGTGACCACGGGCTGTGTGGGATTGACCTATACCGGGCAATGGAAATCCACTAAGCTGGCATATGCAGCTGGGTTAGGTACTGCCTTGACTCAAAAGAAGATTTTACGCCGATTAGGTCTAATATTATACAATACGCATTATCAGGGGCTGCAGTACGGACCGGATTTTGACAATCTTCAGGCATTGCCGGCGGTGAAAGATGAAACGGCCATTGCGTCGGATACCGTACACAGCACATTCGATGAGGAAAGTTTTATGTTCAACGGTAACTGGGACAGTGATTCTCGCCTGTGCTTACAGGCTGATGCCCCTAAACCGGTAACTGTATTGGCGGCTGTTATCAGTGTAGAAACACACGACAAGTATTAAGGAGGTTGCTATGCCATCAATGGTAGGTAGACCAACAACATATGGAAGCGGTGGGGGATCTTCTCCATCGGCATCGAGCGGTGGGGGATTCGCAGCGGCACAAGGCTGGATGGCAGCATCTGGGATTGCGGGAGCATTGGGCGCTTATCAGGGTGGCCGGATTGCTCGAACCGTGGGCAGGATGCGCAAACGTATTGCGCAAGATCAGGCGAAACAAGTTGTGGCCAGCGCTCAACGCCAGGCACTGAACGAGAAGAAGAATGCAGAATTAATTGCCTCCAGAGCCATTGCAGTGGCGGCTGCTGGTGGCGGTGGGGCTGATGATATTACTGTAACTAACATTGTGGCTGATATTGATGCTGAAGGGGCTTATCGGGCAGCGGTGGCAATGTATGAAGCAGAGACAGAGGCGGCTAACCTGCGGTATCAGGGTGAACTGTCAGAATGGGAAGGAAATCAGGCTTACAAAGCGGGTAAGGTCAAAGCCGTAGGATCTTTACTGGAAACAGGGGCAAGGATATTTGCATATGGCTAAGTTACCGGACGTTACCAGTTTAGGCAGCAGACCCGTACCACGACCGGGCGGGATGCCCAATGTGCCTATGCCTCAATCATCGGGTGTGGCTGAAGCGGTATCGTCATTCAGTGACACGATGGCCAAGATCAAAGAGTACGATGACAAACTTCAGGCTGAGGATGCCCAGAACCGACTGCAACAGCGCACCATTGAATTGCGTAACGGGGATAATGGATTCAGCCGGTTAAAGTCCGGGGATGTGGCCAATCGCCCTGTCTATAAGGAATACGATGACCAGTTCACAGAAGCGGTCAATGAAATATCCGGCTCACTGACTAACGATTATCAACGTAAGTTATTCCAGCAACGGGCGAACGTGGTCAGGATCCAGTATGGCAATGACCTGACTAATCACATTATGAAAGAGAAAGAGGCTTACTTTCAGCAAACTGTGGAATCTGGGATAGCGTTGGAAGTACAGAATGCCGGTGAGCACTGGAATGAGCCAGGCTCGATTAAGCTCTCGGTAGCACGCACCCATCATTTGATCGATCTGAAAGCCGACAAAGACGGGCTACCTTTCGCGGCCAGAAAAGCCCTGAAGTTACAGGCGACATCCAAAATTCACTCTACGGCGATTGATCAGGCGATAGCAAACGAAAATGCGCTATACGCCAAACAGTATTTTGAGAACAACAAAAAGGATATCGATGCGACCAAGCATGACGATATCACGAAACTCATTCGCAACACTGAGTTGCGCGTACTATCCCAAACCGTGGCTGATGAGATCATGCCACAGAATCTGGAGGAAAAAGATGCTCTGGAAAAAGTACGCAAACAGTATAAAGGCGAAGAAGAAAAGGCAATTGTCGACGCCATTAAAGCCCGATATACCGAGCAGCGTGACGCAAAGAAACAATCCGAGATATCTGCTACTGACGAAGCATGGAATTACTACAATAATGCCGTCGATGCGGGAAGTGCTGATCCATACGGACAGATTCCATTAAACTTGCTCAATGAAATGGACCCACAATCACGCGCTACATTGAAAGCCAAATCGCAAGGGGCTGATTTCAAGAGCGGTGGTGCTGATTATTATGCGCTACGCATGCTGGCCATGACCGATCCGAAATCATTCCGTGATCCGCGAAAGACCAATATCCTGTCATACAAACTCTCTGATGCTGATGCAAAAGAACTGATCAAGCTGCAGACTGACCCACAGGAAATTGATTACTTTGATACTGAGCTATCTATTGTTAATTCAGGGTTGCGTGCCATAAAGGTCGACAAAAAAGACCTTGATAAAGACAACTCTGACGGGCAGCGTGGCCGGGCATTCATGAACGAAGTCAGGCGCAGACAGAAAGCGTACCAATTGGCTGCCGGTAAGCCTATGGACGAAGATAAGCTGATGGAAACAGTGGATAAGATGACTATTGAAATTGCCCGTAAAGCAAAACCGTTATTTGGTGAGACTATCCACGACTGGACGAATCCTGATTTTCTCCCTGCCTGGATGACAGAGCCGATGGGTAGCGAGAAAACACCAGCATTTGAGGCAGAAATCGAAGGTATTCCCAACGAAATGGTACAGGAACTGGCCAAATCCATACGAGATTCCGGGCAACCAGTCACAACAGAGAATATAAAGAAACTGTATTATGGCTCAGCCAAACGATAAAGAATTACTGGATAAGATCAAAGATCCCAACTATGTGCGCAGTGTACTGGATGGGACGCTGGATAAGTCCGTGGAATATGGGGTTAAACAGAATCCCCAGTCTTTTGCGCAAACCTCAAAAGCGGCCAAACAGTTAAACATTCCCATCGATGTCGCTGAACGCCAGTCCGATGAAGTAAAGCGGGTAGCACGCGAAAAAGAAATACTTAAGAAGATACAGGATACCGAGTACGTCAAGAAAGCATTGGCCAATCCTGATTTCTCTGCCATTGCCCACAATGATGTGGATGCCTTGACGAAGATTGAAAAAACAGCAAAGGCCACTGGCGCTGGCGCAATACAGGCCACATTGGGTATGTCTGAATCCATATTAAGAACCCCATCTGCTGCCAGACAATGGCTTGAGGGGATGAACGAATGGGGTAAGAAATTCCTGCCTCAATGGATGACCGAGAAAGTATTGCCAGATCCTTTTCAGCCTATCGAGCGTGGTTTATGGGTGGGCGGTAAGCAGATCGTTGCCGGTATGACAGATGCTGCTGATGCTATTCGTGAATCCACACAGAAACTTGCCAAAGACCCTGCCACATTCGGAGAAACATTCAACCGGATAATGACGAAAGGGGCTGAAGCAGATCAAGCATTTTCAAAAGCCGTGCAAGGTGATATTGAACCATTAGCCAATGTGATCACAGACCCTGAGGCATGGGCTGGGTTTATTGGTCAGGCTGCTCCATCTCTCTATACCGCGTACAAATCAGGAGGTTCAATCCCGTTTATCGCATGGCTGGAAGGAATGGAAGCGGCTAACGATGCGGCTGAGTTTGAGAAAATAACAGGACAACGTATCGATCCGCGCATGTTCATGCAGGCCACGGCACAGGCGGCGGGTATTAATGCTGTGCTGGAGAAATTTGGATTGGATAAAGTATTTGGGCAAGCCGGGAAAGGCGTGCTGTCATCCACATTGAAAGGCGCATTGGTTGAGGGCGGCACTGAAGGTTTACAGCAATTCAACAGTAACCTGGCGGCATTGCTGGCCTATAACCCTGAAAAAGATTTATCCGAGGGAGTGATTGGTTCAATCATGGGTGGCGCAGGAACAGGCGGCCCAATGGGTGGCTTGTCTGCCATTGGCAGAGCGTCTGGCCCCAACTCAGAATTCTCTCGTAATGCGATTGCGGCAGATCGCGCTCACGCCAGCAAGAAATCAATGGATACTCTGGTTGAGGAAGTC